GCCAACTTTTTGCTCGGCTGCGCGTTTAGCCTGATTCCACCAGTTATTCAGCGTTTTAGCTATGACTTTCCCGCCTTTGGTTGTATTGATCACATATTCGCATGTACAGGAAGATACATTTCGGGCTAACTGGATCGCTGTACGTAATCGCGGTGACCATTCCTTGATTTGTTTGGTGCCGGTTTTGTTTTGCTCAATGTAGATCCCTTTATCCATAATATCCTGCCATTTCAACTCAAGCACATCACCGAGTCTTGCCGCACAGAGATAGGAAATCTCCATTGCAATGCGTAACTGTGGAATTGCTTCCGCATATATCGCCGCATACTGTTCATCGGTGATGTAAACAGTGCGGGCTTTAAGAGAGAATTTTCTGACTCCTTTGCATGGGTTATTCTTCACATACCCACGCTCATATCCCCACCCGTATACTCGACTCAGGCTTGCCAGTTCATGATTTGCCTGGGTCTTGCTCTCAAGCCCTCGTTTATCCATGAAAATTCTTACCTGCTCAGTTTTGACATTATCAGCAAGCACTTTTCCGAATACCATCAGCAACGCCTTCTGATGTTGTCGATAATCTTTTTGGGTTCGGGGGGCCAGTTCTGTAAATGCAGGGGAGTCCATAAACATGTGCCATAATTTAGCTACGGTCATTATGTTGTGGAGTTTTGCTTTTTCCAGTTCATAATTTTGCCAGACTTTAGCTACGCTGGTTTTCCGCACTCTTCCTAGCCCTATACTTCTTGTACTTCCTTCGGGTTTCCACACGTAACTGTAACCATTCGATCTAACCCGCGGTGGCAGTACATTATCTTTTTATTTTTCTTGGTCTTCCCATTGTTCAGCGCCTCAAAATCGGGTTCAGCAGAAACCAGTTCAGATGTTTTTGGCATCGTTGTCAGACCGTGTGGAATATCCCTGCGGAGAACTATGGGTTCGTTTTTAGGGCCGATTACAAATGGGATGCCGTGCAGTCTTAACTGGTGTTGCTGTTTTGTGTATCGCTCGTATTTCGTGATCTCTTTAATCTCTGCTGGAGATAGAGTTAATTCGTACATGTGGTCACGTGCCTTTACAGCATGACCGCCGCCACTATAGCTGGTGGGCGGCGATATGGGTTGAACATCAAAAATCAGCCTGACTCGGGAGCAGTTTTTGCCAGATGGCTGAAACGTATTTCGCCTGGTAACGTGCATCGTTCAGAGCGTTATGGCGTTCACCTTCGAATGGAATAGTCGTTCTTGCGTCGAAATCCATCACCAGTCCCAGAGCAACCATCGTTCTTACATCGCGATCATTGGTGTAACGCCACGGGCAGGGGATCCCCTGCCGTTCATATGAACGGCGTAAAATCACGTTGTCGAAAGTTGCACCGTTACCCCAGACCTGAACAAAAAATTCACCGGAGTTTTCGTCGATAAATTCCCGTAATTGCAGCAGTGCATCATCTAACGGGATTTCATCGGTAAGAATGGCGGATTGCGCTTCGCGTGACTGTTTCAGCCACCACTTAATGGTGTCCCGATCAATGACTCCGCCAGCAGTTTCCAGATCGATAGTTTTGCTGAATTCTGGCCCCATCTCTCCGGTTTGCGGATCGAAAAATATTGCACCTATTGAGATAATCGGGGCATCAGGATTTTTTCCCATGGTTTCAAGGTCGATCATCAGATGAATCCCCGCTCTGCTGGTGGATGTGAGATTATGATGACCGTTCGCCTTAATTAAGGGATCTGACGCCTCGCCAGTTTCACTATCGCTGGCATGATGCTGATTGCCGCCAGTGTTCTCCTTGTGCTGATGCGCAGTGCCTTCCATTTCCTCCGGATCATTTTCCTGAACTTCAGGCTGATTCTCTTCATCGAATATTTCCTGGTATGTTGCGTCACTTATCACCGCACCACAATCAGGGCAGCTACCGCCGCCGGTCTGACCGCAGGCGGTGCAGGCTTTTTCCGGCTCCTGTTTCGTTTCTGGCTCGTTTTGTTGCGCATTTGGGCTGTTTTGTTCCGTTTTCTGGTCGTTCTGTTCCGATTCTTGCTGGTTCTGGTTCACAGAATCGCAGGTTTCAATCCCCTTCATCCATTTCGGATCATTCGGATCGCTAATCCCTTCAACAAATTCACCACGTGATGCAGCAAGCAATTTATCGGCGTCAGGCTGGCTGATATTGGCTGCCTGCATAATTTTGTTTACTTCGTCAGCGGTAACTTTTACCGGCTCCGGTTGTACGGAATCTTCAGCGGTATCCACATTTTGCGGTAAGTCCGTGTATGTTCCGTTTTTGCGGGCAAGATATTCTTCTTTCGTGATTTCAGTAGCCCCGGCAGCCAGTGCCTTATCCAGACCAGAAAGTTTGTTTGCGCGACCGTATTTTTCGCCATCCTTGTCGGTGAAGAGGAAGTAGAACGGCCCCTCACGCTCTACAGATGGTTCGACTTCCACTTTGCATTCGGTTTTTTCGTTGTCCGGAATTGCCGTTTCCACTGCATCAGTTTCTGGTACTGGCGACGAGAGAGTATCAGTTGCGCTCTGATTTGTTCCTTCATCTTCAAACACGCCCTTTGTAGTCAGGTATTCAGTAATGTATTTGTCAGTGCCACAGGGTCTTTGTGAATGTCGATCGGACGTTCACGGACAAGGCCAAAAATAGTCTGGCGGTCGTAGCGAAGGGCATCAGGCTGTTTGCGCATTGATGCCGAGATACGCTTCCAGTCTTCGCGGTCGTTGTCGATAACTTCATTTTTTGCCCTAGCGATGGATGCTGCCGTCAATGTTTCCGGCATCCACATCACCAGGCCAGAGAGCGTAGGCCAGTTCTTCATCCAGCGTTTTCCATGTCTGCTTGTATTCGCGACAAATGGCGGCAGTGACTGGGTTGATTTTTCCTGCTGAGTTTTCAGTGTTCTGTTGATTGACTCTGGCGCTGGCGAGATCAACAACAGACGTGTATTTTCCAGTCTCTTTGCGCTCTGCGTCCTGCCGTTTTTTCCAGTTACGTAATTCAGCCTGAATTTCGGGCCATTTGGCACCCGGATTACATTTGTGTTTAACCCATCCGATAGCGAACAGTTTGCGTTCCGGATACATAGCGTTAATTTCAGGCATTTTCATCAACGCTTCAACGATATGTCCGTCGAATGTTGCCATGTCTTCCTGCAACAGTTCCTGCGCGCTAATCACCATATCAACGGTGATGTTTTCACATGTGTCGAACTTAACCATGACAGCGTTCTGTACTTCAGGGGCCAGCTTGTCAAAAGTGACGTTTATCGGATCTGATTCAGTCTCAACCGGGACAAAGGAAGCAGACTCCTCATCCCAGCGGTTTTCCTGCATATATTCAGCATCCCAGGAATCGAGGGCAGGGCGGGGAATACCGGGTTTATCCTCGCAAACAAGAAATTTATAAGCGCAGTCCTGAGCAGCCGGATAATGTTCCAGGAATTGCCAGTGAAATTTTGCGCGGGCGCGACGTTCATCACCGGCTTCAATGGCAGTGGCTACAGCGACTGCACCTTCTTCCTTTATTGCCTGTTCGTCCGGAATGGCGGCGCAAATAAAGACTTTACTCATTTTGTTTTACCTCATTACAGATTTCAGGGTGAACGAATCCCTGCCATTGCTGGCATTTTTAATCCGTTGGTATGGTGTTAATATGGCTGGAGGGTTATCCAGCCGGTGTTTCGTTATTCAGGTACAGCGATACTTTTTTTACCGGGAGGCATTCACCAGAAATTTTTTGCTCGTCTCTTGCCTGGAGGCAGGATTCTTTACTGGCATAAATTCCGGTAATCACATTCTGTGATTCACCCGTTATAAGAAAAACCGTCATCATCAGTGCAAATGCTGAAGTTATTGACGTTCTCCGAAAATACCAAGTTCAAGAAGAGCAATTCGGGAAAGTATGGAATTATCATTGAGCAGATAAGGCTCATATTTCCTCATATTAATGGCATCTTCAGTAAACTCCCGGTTACTGAGCAGAACACCAATATCAAAACAACCTTCAGACGTATTAACGTTTGGTAATAACGTTTCCATTATCGCGTCCTCAACAATGAATTTTGTGATGCGGTGCCTGGTGCCTCCAGGTGACGTTAACCAGTTAACAATTAACGCCGGATACAGAGAATCCACCCATAACACTGTTTTTGGTTTTAACTGTTCCGCGTGCGCTGAGCCGCATTCACCGCATCACAAAATTCACTTTAAAAAGGGCGGCAGAGCAGCCACGGAGTAAAACTGATACCGCCAAACGTCACCAGAAAATTGATAACAGAGGGCGTTGCAGCGGGGTTGTCACTTAAGCGTATGGTCAACCTGACAACCCGGTGTCCTCAACTGGGGAAGGAATAACCCCGCCATACTTACCGCCGCGCCATTTCGCGGATTGCCACAACCGGAAGCGCACGGTCGACGAAAATTTAACGACAGGCTATCTATGAACCAGCTACCTCGCCGTGCGCTTTCGCGTTATGGTCTGACTTTTCAGGGAAATATCCTTTCAGTAAACTGTCAGTGCCGGATGCTCACCCGTGTCCGGCGCACGCACTCCACCTCACCCGTGGAGAACTCCTTAATTACCAACCTTAGCTTCGTTGGTTAGCTATTAACGCGGGTATGTAATCATTCTGGCAATGCTTAATGCCGCTGCTTTTTCCAGATTGGTGATATCCTGCTCCAGAGCGGACAGATTTTCAGCCTGCTTAGCCCTGGCTTCATTGGCCCATTTCAGGTCCTGCGCTGCCTTAATTTTCTGGTGCATCCACTCATAAAGTTCATCATCGGTATAGTCTGGCGCGATGATGACGGGTTCTCGTTTCTGCATGTCGGCTCCTTGTGGTTAGCGCTGCCTGCTTTTAACCACGTCAGGCGAGGTGGTATCCTCTGAGGGGTCTGTTACTCGAGAGGAAATTGGTTATGAATACAATCAAGTTTTCTTGCCCAGAATGTGGTGGCGAAGTCTTTGACACATCCTTTAAACCGCATGGCTCTGACAGTTTCGCGGGAGCCATCTGCAAAAATTGTGGTCACCTTGTAACTGAAGATGAGTCCTCGCAGTTTGATGACGAAATCGTTGACAATATCTTCGGTGCACTCACCAGAGACTTTCTGAAGTAAAGGCGCATACCGCTTAGTTACCGCTCTGATAATTCTTACCTGTCCGGCAATGGCGCTGATATCAATATAAAGCGCCATCGCTGTTTCTTTGCTGATCCCTGGATGCCTTCCATTCTGATGTTTGACTTCGCCCACTGAGAAATCCTCTGTTTCCCCTTAACGCCGGGGTAGCGGAACAAAAAACCTGCTGCATAGTTAAACGTAATCCCCGCCGTCATGTTCATACGCCTCAGGCTGGCTACTTAACCCCTGACCACTGCCGGGTAACTCGAAGTATTGCCCTGCGTTCTGTGGGGCGGGGTGGGTTTATGGATACAATTTACAAATTAAAATTTAACTGGTCAACATGTTTATTATTAAATTTGTAATTGCGGGCTGTTGCATCAGTCCCAAAATGGGACTACTATACAGTTATGAAGATTATCTCAGTTAAAACACTCAGGGATTTTTGGGCGGAGAATCCTGATGCAGAACAACCGCTAAGGGCATGGGTGGATGAGGCGGCAAAAGCTGACTGGAAAAGCCCAGCAGACATTAAGGCACAATACCGAACGGCCAGTATATTGAAAAACCGGCGCGTGGTATTCAACATAAAAGGTAATCATTACCGTTTAATTGTTGCAATTGCGTATCAGCGAGGATGGGTATTTGTTAAATTCATCGGAAACCACAAGGAATACGATGCTATTGATGCTGATACCATCGAACTGGAGTAAGCATGAACATCAAACCTATTCGTACAGAGCAAGATTATGAAGCCGCGTTGCGTGCTGTTGAACCCATGTTCGACAATGAGCCCGAAATTGACACGCCTGAGGGGGATTTTTTTGAGGTGATGTGTTTGCTAATAGAGGAATATGAAAAAAACATTATCCCATTGAGCCACCATCCCCAATTGAAGCTATAAGATTTCGCATGGAACAGCAGGGGCTGACTGTGAAAGATTTGGAACCCGCAATTGGGAAAAAAAATCGGGTTTATGAGGTGTTGAATGGTACCAGAAGCCTTACGTTACCAATGATTCGCCGTCTTCATAATCAATTTGGTATCCCCCTGGAAAGCCTGGTTGGATTATAAAATCTGCTAGTCATTTGCCTGATGCTCGTTCCAGAAAAGGAATGCATCAGGCAGTTTTGTTTTTCTGCCGCAGTAACTCTTCAAGTTTCCGTTTATAGAAATCGCGTTTTTGCTCCATATCACGAATGATCTGCTCTGCGTCGCTTTGAGGTAACTCATCTAAAAGCGATATGATTTTTCGTTGTTGTTCTGTAAGTTGCGGTTGGTTGTCATTACTGGATACAGCCATTTTATCGCCGAGAGTTTCTTCTTCCATAAAGAACCAATGGACGGGATGTTGTGAGAGCTCTGCTAATTTTTCCAGTTTATCCATTCTTGGCATCACGCCTTTCAACCAACCTTGCACGGATTGGGGTTTTACACCAAGACGTCTTCCCAGCTCTGACTGGTTTATATTCAATTCCTGCAACACCTGCTGAAGGCGTTTTACAAAGATCATCACCACCCCTCGTAAACTAGTTCCGCGATCCTACAGAAAAAATTGATAAGTGGCATTACAAATAGAAGTTGAAATTTAAATTTAAATTTGTAATTATCGGTGTCATCGTAAAGTTCGGAGGGAAACATGCAAAAAAGTACTCAAGTGAAAATCCTGTCAATAATGAGCCAATCAGAATTAGGGCGTCGTCTTGGTAAAACACCGCAAACCATAAGTGGGTGGTTTAAAAAACGAGTGCCAGCGGAGGAGGTTATACCAGCATGTGAGGCGCTTGACTGGGGAGTAACTCCGCATGAATTGCGCCCTGATAAATACCCTAATCCAACCGATGGTTTACCTGTTGAGTATCAGGCTAACGCACAAGCAGCGGCGGGAGTTGATTCATGAAAATCAAGCATGAGCACATCCGCATGGCGATGAATGCGTGGCTGCTTTATCCGAGGGTAGGGCGCAAAAAAATCGCTGATGATATAGCGACAGCATATTTTGAGCTTGAAATGACTTATCCACCAATGCATGACACCTCTACGACAGAGGGTATTGGATTGAACATACAAAATATTTTTCGCTGGCTTGAAAAGGATACGCCTGATGCTGTTGAAAAAATTCAGGCACTAATTCCAGCTATCCTGACTGTTCTTCCGCGTGAACTGCGTTATCACCTCAGTATTTTTGACACTGTTGAGCGCCGTGCATTACTGGCGGCCCAGGAAGCGTTGAGCACGGCAATTGATGCGCATGATGATGCAGTCCAGGCAGTTTACCGGAAAGCGTATTTCAGCGACGGCGGGTCATCCGGCGAGTCTGTTGTGGTGCATTGATATTTATGCCAGACCCCTGCTGATTCTGTTGATTGGGGAATCACAGAATATCACCAGAGGATGGTTCGTCACAAGATGAGGCAATTATGGCCGCATTACCATACATGCAACTGTACATAGCTGATTACCTGGCTGACACCATGCATTTGTCCGCAGAGGAGCACGGTGCGTATTTGTTGCTGATGTTCAATTACTGGCAAACAGGGAAACCAATACCTAAAAACAGGCTGGCAAAAATTTCCCGTCTGACTAACGAGCGATGGGCTGATGTGGAACCATCCTTGCGGGAGTTTTTTTGCGATAACAGCGATGAATGGGTGCATCTTCGGATTGAGGAAGATCTGGCATCAGTCAGGGAAAAATTGACCAAAAAATCAGCCGCCGGAAAAGCATCTGTTCAGGCCAGAAGAAGCAGAAAGGAAGCATATGTTCAAACAAAACAAGAGAGAGATTTAACAGGTGTTCAAACAAATGTTGGTGTTGTGTTTGAACATGACGCAAACACAAAAGCAACTAATAAAGATACAGATCTAAAAGAATTAAACCCCACACATAACGTGCGTGAACGCGAGAGTATTCCGACCAGTGAGTCGCATGGTGCGCCGTTGCAGACAGCCGAACCTGAATACCTGGACGGCCTGAGCGAACCGATCGGGAAATTTTCGATGACTACTGTCTGGCAGCCGTCGCCGGATTTTCGACAACGGGCAGCAGTGTGGGGTATGGCTCTGCCTGAGCCGGAATTTACACCTGCTGAGCTTGCCGCATTCCGGGATTACTGGATGGCGGAGGGGAAGGTTTTCACGCAGGTTCAGTGGGAGCAGAAATTTGCCCGCCACGTGCAGCACGTCAGGGCACAGGTAAAACCAGTCAGCAAGGGGGTAAGCCATGCAGCATCAGGTGGCACGGCATCACGGGCAGTTCAGGAAATCCGGGCAGCACGCGAACAGTGGGAACGTGAAAACGGATTTATCAGCAACGGAAACGGCCTGGAAGCTGTGGGAGCTTATGGGGGAGGTGTATTCGAACCGCTGGACTCAGAAGAACGGGGCCGCACCTTCGAAGCTCTGGATTGCCCAGATTGGTGCGATGACTGAACAGCAAATCCGTCTGGTCTGCCGTCAGTGCATGG